CCACCGTAGTAGTTGACAGAGCAGACTTGTCTATATTTGCTAGACTTGTTTTCATCCCAGTGCTTAGCACCTCTGAACAAACAATCTTGGTCTGATGATTGATAGATTGCGTAATGCAATTCATTTGGTTTTTGCGTATTTGCAGTTAGTTTCATTTCTTTACCTTTTTCCTTAATATATACATATTATAGTCGCTCTCGTGACTTAAGGCTACTGTTATTCATGAAAAAACCCAAATAAATGGGTTTATCTAAGTTTTTTCCGTGTTTTTCGGACTTTTCCGGAAATCTCGCCCTGGATCGTAGGTAAACCACCCAGTTGCTATGTATTTGTCGGCTTTCAGGTTTGGAGCGCTTCTATGCTCATGAGTGTATGAAGCTGGCCATATAAGCAATGTTCCTGCTTCTGGTTGTATTTCAAGTAGTTCTCCATGTTTATCTGTGAGATGTCTGAACTGTGTTCCGCCTCCATCTTCTATAGGAATTGAATTAAGGTATATCATCCATACAGCATAGCGAGGCATTGATGCAGCTGATGAGCCTTGCTCCGAATGCCATCCTGTGAATCCGCCGTCAGGCGGGCTCCATTGAAGTTTAACTGACTCTTCCATGTGGCCTGATCGCTTATTATTAGTTGGATCATAGCCTTCTAAATAGCATTGTAGGTAATGAGTCCATCCTCCATTAACTCGATCTCTGATCAGCTGAGTTATTGCATCTAATGAACCATAGTTTTGTGCAAATATATTCCAGTCTTGACGATGCTCAGTATCATTAAATGTAATGTCTTGGGAAGAGTCAGTACCATCTTTAACTTGATCAACCTTTGTGTGTATTAACTTAATAATCTCATCACACTCATCTTGTTTGAGAGACTCTCTATATGATATTAAATGGTTCCTTTTTAGGTTAGTCGGGTCCATTATATTCCTTATGCTTTTTATATTCTTTAGCTTGGAGTTTAGTCTCAAATAATGCATCATCATGAACCACATCATGTTCATCCAGTTCAACTACTCTCCATTCCGAACGATCAGCAGAATAGCAGACTTCGAATATTTCCCACCTTGACTTACCTGTTCTTGTAGATGATTTGCTGTGCATTAGACGAACTCATTAAACTTACTGCTAAGTTTAGCTCCTGAATCAGTGTTATCGAATACAGGTGTATCTTCTATAATATCATCCTGCGCATTTTGTTCTACATCATATAGTCTCATCTTACTTCTATCTACACCGACAACAAAACGTTTATTAAAGTTCGGATCTGAATACCTATTCTTTAACTGCTTAAATAGTAATTGAGCCAAGTCTTCTAACTCTTCTGTGCTTACCATAGCAAACATAAAGTCAGCAGTAGCAGGTAACCCAAACGATTCAGAGGTATCTTCTAATCCAATATCTGAAGAAGAGAATCCAGCTCTTGTCACCTGCGTAGCAGATACAATCGGCACATTAAACTCAACTGCTAATCCTCTTAGCTCTTCAGCAATAGACTTCACAATAGTATATGAATTAGCGTTTGCTCCTTTCACTCTTGATGACATACAGATATTCAGATAATCAATATAGATAATATCTGGTGTAAATCCTTTCTTCATTTTCAGCTCTTGAAGCAGATGCCTAAAATGCCCAACGTGAGCTCCAGCAGTCGGATATTCTTTGATAATCATTCGACCTGAAGCTTTATTCGCTACTCTCTCCATCTTCTTTTCGAAGGCTTCCTTTGGAAGCATCTTAAGTTCGTCGATCGTAACATTTAATAAATTAGCATCAATACGTTCAGCTATCTTTTCTTCAGCCATCTCCATCGTAATATATAATGGATTATAACCTTGCATGATATTTGCTGCAGCACAATGACACATGAATAACGATTTACCTACTCCAGTTCCTGCTAAACATATATTAAGAGTCTTCTTAGATAGCCCGCCTTTAGTAACCTTATTTAAGTAATCAATATCAAATGGTATTCTATCTTCTTTCTTATTGTAGAAATCAAACCTAGCTTCTGAATCATAGATATAATCATGACCAATATGGCTATCGAATGATACTGATAATGCGTCAGTTAGTAACTTTGGTATTTGCCCAGTATCTTTATTTTTATCTTGACCATCAATGATCTGAATACCATCCATAATAGCATTGTAGATAGCTTTATCTTGACAGAACTTCTCAGTTTTATCTGTTAACCACTCTTTAATGTCTTCAGGTTGCTCAGCCATTCCTGAGATATAATCTAATCCTTGTTGACTCTGATCATCTGATAAGCCGCCGGCGTTATTAAACTCTACTAGTAGAGCCTCCTTAGTAGGTAGCTTAGTATATTGCTCATAGAACTCACCTATTAAACTAAATATTTTACGTTCTGTTATGTCACTGAAGTATTCTTCTTTAATAAACGGCAAAGCTTTCTTAGTAAATTCTATATCGTAAATTAAATTACTTAAGATCTGCTTTTCAATCATTTGCGTTTATCCAAATTAAATGAGATTGTTATTCTCGGATTATCAGTTTCACTCTGTGTAGGCACAGAATGCTTTAGCCAACTTGGCCATATGTATATTGTATTAGCTTCCACGTTGAATTGCAAGCTTTGATTGTACCTTCCGGTTAAATCACTTCCAGCCCAGCTTCTTATTAAACCGTCCAAAGGTGATTCAATATCAAAAGGAGCTGATGTCTCGTCTGCGTTTATGTATATTGTTCCGGATAGTAATGCTCTAGCATGATCATGAAAGCAATGATGATCGCCTTCGCGATAGACATTCCACCAAATGTGAATATCATCTGTATCGAATTCTATGTTTCGATCTGATATTGATGAGAAGAATTGATTTCCATGCTTCATTATAGCTTGTGCTATTACAGGAAAGGATTCTATTGGGAAACTATCTTCATCAAAGTATGATGTATAGTTTGTGTTTTGTGATCTTGCTGCTAAGATTTCTTTTGCTATCTTACTACAGGGAAGCTCAAGCTTCTCCTTCAGCAGCGGGATCGGGAACAAGTCCATCATAACTGTCGTCCTCAACTCCATACATAAATTCTTTCTTCGCGGCCATGTCAATCTGAGTTAATAGCTCTTCAGTAAAATATTCTGTGGGATTTTCATATATAGTCTTAGCATAGACTTTACGCCCATCTGGCATCTCTATTCTTGTGGATACCTTCTTTACAATACCATATTTCTCGGCTAAGTCAAGCAGCCCATAATATCGATCTAAACCTTTCTCGAATGATAATTTAACTTCAACAAGCTTACCTTCTTTAGATAGTCTTGATTTATGCATTCTTGCTTTAATAATATTGCCGACTAGCTCTGTGCCTTCTTTATCTTTCTTCTTACCTAGCATAATGATAGTAGACGCAGCATACTTAAGCCCTGAACCGCCACCAATCTCTTTGGTAGGGAACAATGAACCAATAGCATCGTATACATGATTAGTAACTAACATAGGAACTTTGATCTTAGCCAGTTTAAGAGTTAATACCCTAAAGGTCGCCTTTATGAGCTGAGCCTTAGTCATATCCCTTGTCTCTTTACCGCTCGCGGTATCTTCTATCTCTTTGGTAGTACTGAGTAGGCCTAACGAATCTAACACAAACATCATAGGAGGACGTCTGCCAGCTGGTTGGCTCTGATAGTTATCAATTACTCTTAATGCATGAGTTCTGAATGACTGAATCGTATCAGGTTCTGCTAAGATAACTCTCTTAGTATCAATCCCTCTATCTTCCATCATTCCTTTTGTGACAGCAGCTTCAGTATCGTAGAACACAACACCTGCTTCTGGATCGTTGTCTAGGAAGCTTCTTATCACTCCTAGCACAAAAAAGGTTTTGCCAGTTGCAGATTCACCAGCGAAGGCAGTAACCTTATTATTAGGAACACCTCCGTAAATAGAACCTGAACACGCAGCATTAAGTATATAAGAACCAGTATCAACTGTTCCTGTAAACTCTGCTGAGCCTTCTCCATCATATGCTATGACCGTATCTTCATCCTTGAGATCTTCGACCATATTTCTAAAAAAATCACTCATTCTTTATTCCTCACTTTTATATATTATATACTATTTTAGGTTGAAAGTCAACCTTTAAACACTTTATCTAAAGCGTCTGAAAACTCTTCTATCTTATCATTCCGGTTAGGCCAGTAGATATAATCCTTCTCAGGATTCTTTTTAAGATTGCTCAATAATGGTTGCACCATATTGTATAGTTTATTTAATCGATCTTCTAGATCATCAGCTCCTGCGTTTGCTGATGCAACCGCGGCTTTACCAGTTTGGACGGCTTCTAGCTCGTCCTCATCCATTGCTGAAAATCCAAAGTCGAAGCTGTAGTCTGTATTAGCCAAAGAACACCTCCAGTGTTTGTCTCGTTTCTACATTCCAACCAATTGCGTGAATAATGGTCTTCATAGGTTCGAGAAAAGATTTATCGAACTGCAAATCATAATCTATATATTGATTCAAACCTAATTCATGAGGAAGAGTATTCGGCACAGCGATTATATTCTCCCTACTAGGGTTAGGCAGCTTCAGGTAGCAGAACTTAACTTTATCTCCTTCCATTACAGGTTGAAATCTTTCTACCTTTTTCTCTTTAAGTAGATAATTATACATCAACGCACCTCGTACGTGGATAGGAGTCCCTTTCTTATATATTTGTGAAGCGTCCATATATTTAGCTAGACCTTTACACCCTCGAGGAAAAGCCACGTCTTCAAAATTCTGAGATCTGAAATCAGCGCGCTTATTCTCAATAAACTTAATAACAGATTGCTCGTCTTCATTAATAATAACGTTGATAGCTTCTTTAATGTATTGTCTTACAATACTAGGAGTAGAAGATCTAACAGCTTCAATGCCCATCATTTTTAGTTTAGGCTCTTTATATCTTACACCTTCACTATCATGCACATTCATAATATATCTTTTCTTCGCAGTCCAGATAGCTTTATCACCTATATTTTCTCGCTTCATGAACATCTTCTGGTCCATAGCATTTACATAGGTCGCAAGCTCTCCATAAGATTTTTCAATTTCCGGTTCAAGAATCTCCTCGCAGGACTTATCAAGAAAGTCGATGATCCGTGAAGTCTCACCGCCTGCTGGAAACACTTTTTGTACAAGTGCGTCCAAAGTAACATATACTGAATCCGTATCAATCGCAACAACATAATCTTTATCCTCTGTTTTTAAAGTTTTATTTAAAAACTGGTTTAGAGTCCTTTCAATCCATCTGATAGATAACTGACCGCCTTTAGTGATTGACTCTGTATTGTTCATATCAAAGAATCTAAAGTATTCATTACCTAACGCACCATAAGCTGAGTTAAGTTGAATCTTTTTAGCCATCTGCATATTATAGCATTGACTAATCTCATTCTCTAATTTTTTAGTAGGATCTTTCTGATATTGCTTTTGAGCTTTAATCATTCGGTCCTTCCAAATGACTCTATCATCATACATCTTACGCATTAACTTAGGTAAGAAGCCTTCAAAATCTCTCGTATATAAATCCCCATTAGCAGATATAACATTATTCTCTTCTAAGAGACTTTCTCTTACTTTATCGAGTGCACCATCTAATATCTGATCTACTGATGGAGCAAATCCTGATTTTCCCATCCAGGTTTCAGGTGATATATTATATTGCATAATTAAATGAGGATACAGAGAGTTTAAATCAAAGCTAACAACCCAATTATGCATACCTACTTGAGGATCTTTAACGTATGCACCTTCAGCCTGTCTGTCCTTGTTGGATCTTATAAACTGAGGTACTACTATATTCTTCTTAGACAGGTAGTTATGAATAATAAGATCCCATAATCTAACTGATGTGAATGTGTCTTGAAAATTAACCTTAGCATCATATGCAATAGCATATACTTGCTCAATAAGTTTTAACTTATCATCTAGCTTTCGAATAAGCTCAACATCTTTAATATTGTAGTCAATAAACTTATCCCAATCAGTCTTATAGAGATCAAAAAGACTATCATGATCAGAGTAGTCTAATTTTTTCTCACCTAATTCAACGTGAGCAATATTATCTAATCTATATGACTCTTGCATAACATAAGTAAACTTACGATACATCTGTAAGTAGTCTAATGTACTAACACCAACTATATCATAAAACTGATTTGTTCTACCTGCAATAGTAACTTCACGTTCTTTTAAAACTTCGAATGGAGATAATTTCTGAGCCATATCACGACCAATTATCTGATCCATTCTATTAATGATATAAGGAATATCAAAACCTTCTACATTCCATCCAGTAATAACATCTGGATCAATAGCGCGCCAGCAATCTAAGAATCTCATTAATAGATTAGCTTCATCTGTACAGAGAATATACTCTACATTATCTGCTTTTGGTGTGTAAGGTTGACATCCTAATGCTACATATTGACCATTAAATTCTAATGTAATAGCATTTATTTCTTTATCTGCTTTTCTTATATCAGGGAAGCCTTCATCTGCAGCTACCTCAATATCAACATTAATTACTCTTATTAGATCAGCATCATATTTGAAGCCATCATCATAATTATCATTAATATATGTATATGCAAACATCGGTAGACCATATATTGATCTTCCTGAGATATCTTTATTTTCTTGAATATATTTCTGTGCGTAATGAGGATTATCGAATTCCTTCTTCATTACTTTTTGACCTTTTAGAGTTGTATATCCGGTCTCCTGTTGAACAGGTCCGGTAAACATATAAGGTCGGCAGGGCTCGGAGTAACTGAAACGTTCTCCATTATCATAACCACGATGAAGGATCTTTGATCCTCTCAATAATACATTAGTATAGAATTTAGACATGGTTCTCACTTAGGTTCATAATATATATTATAGTCTCAAACGGACCATAATGCAAGCTATTTTTTAGTTATGTGTTACTTCGCCAGTAGATAATACAATAAGGTCTATTCTAGAGTTGATGTATGCAGGTATCCCAGCATCCATTGATCCATCGGAATGAGCTGTGACAGCAGTTACAAGTGCAGGCCAGTCAGCAGCATCTACAGCTGCAATTTCATCAGCATTAAGTGTACTGATGTTGTCTAGCACAATAATAGCATGTTGAATAATAGAAGGAACTGCATTAAAATCAGCTATCTTAGCCGTCGTCTGATTAATAGCAGCTGTTACATCGCTATCAAGGACAGTCGCAGCAGTCCAGATTTGTATCTCTATTTTTAAAATATCGCTTTGAACAGCCATAATTTACTCCAAGTTGTTTATGATATATATTTAGCTTATTAGGCACTTAACATTATAATTACTACCGGCAGGAAGGGGATTAAGAGACCGGCTAAAAACATTAAAGTTTCTACCATGGCATCTGTATCACACTCATCTACACGTGCAGTGATCGCTTTGATCATCGCGGACATTTTCTACTCCAAGGGAAAGGGTTATTAGGTTGATTTATATCTTCCTATCACGTTTATTTATAATAGCCGACCACGCAGGCCGGCTACTAATCCCCATGATTTTTGTTTATGGGGTGTATCGGCTGAGGTTATTCAGCTAAGAAAGAAGCAACCCTGATATCCTTTCCAATATCGATTTTCTTAGGTTGTTTTTCTTCAGGAATCACTTTTTCTAACTTAATAGTTAGAATTCCATTCTCTACATCTGCACGAGTAACAACAACATCTTGAGCTAGTACAAAGTTCTTATCAAAGGCTCTATTCGAGATCCCTTGATGAACTGTGTTAGCTTTTTCTTTGTCTTCAATATTGCCTGATACGCGAAGATTGTTCTCCTGCATAGAAATATCGATGTCCTTCTTGCCAAATCCAGCAATAGCCATCTCAATAACATAGTTATTCTCGTCAACATTAATGATGTTGAAAGGTGGATAGTTTGTGGTTTGTAGTGTTTTGGTTCTATTCAATTCTGAAAAGAGTTGATCTAGGCCAATTGAGTATTGATAGAATTTATCAAACGGGTTTATACTTGTCATAATAGTCTCCTTTAAAAAGCAAGTTTTTATATAAAGGCCCGATAATTCGGCACCTTACATAGTATATAGGCAACCAGCAATCAACAATCAACTAGGAATAGTCCTAGTATAAAGTCTCTTGATTCTGCTGTTCTTATTCCTGTTACTTGAAGTGTTACTCTAGGATGATGACCAGCATTAGCCGTTGAGTGAGGTACATCTTGCCATTTAAATGTAGTAACATCTCCTGCTTTCCAGTGTTCAAATGTATAGTTACCATAAGAGAACCATTGTCCTGGTCTCCAATCAGTTAACTGTACCATATATCTCACTACTGAGTCAGGATTATCAGGTGCCCACTTCTCTAGCTTATCCATATGTAAGTTCCATACTTGACCAGGAAACTGTACATGCACTCTAGTCATCTGTCTCTCTAATTTAAACTCATCAGCTATAGATTGTATACTGTCTGGGACGTCCCAGTTAAGATTACTTATAATATGATCAGCTTCATAGCCTGTGTTCTCTAGGTCATACTCCTCTGCTTGAAACTCTTCTTCTTTTCTAGATCTTACACCTATCTTACTATGCTTATCTTTATTGCCTCTTGTGCGCCAAGTAGCTCCGTATGACTCATCAATAACTTGTTTTAGATCAGTAGCAGGTACTCTGCTTAGATCAATATGGCCAACTCTGTCTATTCTATCATACTGAGGGTCAATTAAATCAGGATCGAAATGATAATTACTTCTCTCTTTATTTTTATCCCAACTGCTGCTCATGCCCATTTATGTCCGTTCACTTCAATTTGAGTATCATATGTAAATTCACAATTAATACTTACTCTAGCTTCATTGCTCCAATTAGTAGCAGGCTTATGCATCATCCAACCTGGCATTGTATACATTACGCCTTCTACAACTTCTAATTCTATAACCTTTGGTCCTTCAAAAGGACATACATCTACTACTTGTAACCCAGCTGATCCTGGTCTAAGGTATGTTACAAAGTTAACAGATGCTGATCTACTATGATTGTGCCAATGATTAGTATGCTTATCTTTGTCTTGAAAATAGCTCCATGCTTGAAAATTCTCAATAAAATGATCCTGGAATCCTTTCATGTTAAATTTGTTTAATATGCGGCTACATGAGTATTTTAGTATATCTAATACTTCAGGTATTTCTATCATTGACTGCAGAATCGGTAAGTCTCCTTTCGCTGGTTGCAGCTTGCATAACTCAGAGTAATGCTCTTTTAAATGGAATAATTGTGGATCTCTATATCCTTTTATAAAGTCTGTTATACATGATCTGCCGCCACCATATTGCGCTTGTGGTTCTGGGTCAAATCTTAGATCTACTAGATGCATATATGTTCCTGTCACGAGAGCTTATGAATAGCCTGCGCCGGGCTTTGCCACGGGGAGAGAGCTTAGCTCGTTCACTAGATATTTTGCGAATCTTTTATGTACTGCCATAGTCGGATGATGAAATCCATGAACTTGGCCTCCATGTTGATGCATGTCTGTATCAGCAACTTCATACTCAGTCATTCGCTCATATGATTGTAAACAGTAGTCCCAGAACTCCCATTCAGGTCCTAACTCAATATCATTATAAGCTTTGTAAGGTCTCTCAGTTTTTGGGAGATCTACTTTGAGATATTCTTTACTAATGTGATGAATAAAATTAAATTTAAATTTATTAACGATAGCAAAGTCGATAATTGCATTAACTGATTTCCAGTATTCGGCTGTCTGACGATAATCACTTAAAAAGTTTAGCAATGGTTTCATATTACCTAATAGATGATCTGTAAGAGGTGTTGCTCTCTGGCCGTCACTGATAGACATTCGATGATGATATGTCATATCAAATTTACCAGTCTTCTTACTAAGGGAGTATGTTCTTGTTGGACGAGTTAGTCCTACGAATAGATGATCAGTCTTCGGATCTAAGGCGCCGCTCATATGATCTTGTTGTATTTTAAGTAAAGCATAATCAAGAGGCATTGCTATGATGCACCGCTTTACACACTCACGCTTTCTTAGCTTAGACATAACGTTAGGATAAGCTGTTTGCACATCTCTATGTATAAACTCCCATAGAGTTGTCTTACATGCCTCAGCTAAAACTTTATGGTGACTGCGCATAGCTAATTCTAAGCCATGCTCAGCTTTATGTGCTTTCTTTTGGATATCTAGTTCAGCAGGATCTACATCTAGAATTAGGTGGTCTTCAATTTCGATTCCCATCATATGGCTACAGCCATAAAACACGTCTCTTTTCATAATATACCTTTAAGGGTCGAAGCTACTTCTTTTTACCGATGTTATACTTCGTTACAAGCTCCCATTGAGATTTCTCACCAAAGGGAATGATTTTGATTCTACTAATTGGTACAGTAGGTTCTTTTATTTTCTCTGGACTGACTAAGGTCACTAGACCCCAATCTGATAGTAATTTTGTTATGGAGTTTCTTCTGCCAGTATCTTCTTGTGTAAAGTCGAATGGCTTACCGTCTAGAGCAAAGAGCTCTTTGAAGTGGACGATATAGTATCTACCTTGTTTATGAAGTATGTGGCAAGATTGAAACAGTGTGTTGTTCTTTCTGGAAGCTACACCAATTCGTGTAAGTGTCTCTCTCACTTTTAAGAAATCATCTTCTTCTGCTAACTTCACTTCGATCATCTTATCGACTTGACTCATCATTTGTACCTTTATTTAACCTTAGGCGTATTTCTTCAATTTGCTCTACGTTTAGTATTCTGTTATATTCAAGAGCCTTCGAATCACTACAATTATAATATTCCTTGATAATGTTTACGACATCGCTTTTAGCCTTCTTAGGCCACTTGCTAAATCTTTTTCGAGGTCTGATACTATTTAGGTAATAGTCATACGCTAGCTTTGAGTCTAGCCCGGCTCTTTGGTTCATTTCATTAGCTTGAAGCACAGTATCTGGATACAAAGATAGTCCTCGATTAACCATAAAGGCAGGATAGTCCTTTTCGGCCTCAGGATCATTCTCCATTAAGTCATTTTTCTTAAAGGATATCGAGTTTATGTAGTCGAAAGGATTAGCCATTACCAGTGATGTACCACACCTGATGCAATAAATAAACAGGTTATAAAATTAGTTAATACAATAGCAGATCTAAATAGGGCTACTATATTAGCCTCATCATCAGAACTGCCTTCTTTGTCACCTAGGCTCTTGGCCCAGAGTCTCCAAATCTTTGACATGTGTTTTTAACTTCTCTATGTAGACAGTTGCGTCCATTAATTCTTCTTGAAGGTGTGTTAACCAATCAAGCGTTGATAGATCTGTTCGATCTAAGTTCGTTCCATACTTCTTCCATCCTACTTGCTCTCTCGATAACATCTTTTCGATAACAGCTTTAACCATTGAATCATTACTTGAGCTCACATTGCACCATTATTTCAGCTAGACATGCTGCCAAATTAACCTCTTGATCAGCCACAAAAGCGGCCTTATACTGATAATCAGCTAAGGTTAATACAAGTTGAGGAATTGAACCAGGTTTAAATAGGTTCGAGGATTGATCATATAACTTTCTAAATATTCTATTAGAATCGTTATGTATATTTTCAGCTACCCACTTGCGCACATTTGAATAGTTTTTACCTTTCATATGATCTACAAGTGATTTAATAGATACTTCTGTTAAGTCAGCGAGTATACCAGAGTCAATTTTACCAACTGCAGAGTATCTCTGTAGTTCGTTTAATACTCTTCTCCAGTCTGGAAAATGCTTTTGAATAAAAGCAGCTACTGTTTTCTGATCGTACTCTATATTCTCTTTTTCAAGAATAGTCTGAACTCGTTTAAAGAAGTTCGCAGCTAGCTGAGGAGCTTCAGGTGACTTAATAGTAAAGTCTATAACTGAGCACCTACTATGTAACGGACTTATAATTCTATTCTTGAAGTTACAAGTAAGAATAAAGCCACAGTTCTTAGAGAACTCTTCCATAAAATTACGGAGAGCTGGTTGAGTTGAGTTTGCATTTAGATAATCAGCTTCGTCAAGTATAACATACTTACGCCCACCAGTGAATGAGACTGCAGATGCAAACTGCATTATCTCATTCCGGAGAGTATCTATATTACCATGCATTGAACCATTAATAATAATATGATCAGCGCCTATTTCATCAAGCATCGCTCTCGCGACAGTAGTCTTACCTACACCAGGACCTCCTGATAGAATCAGGTTAGGTACATTGTCTTGATCAATAAACTGCTGAAAAGTATTTTTTAGTTCAGGCGGTAATATTGTATCTGATATTGTATGTGGGCGATATTTTTCCACCCACAGGAATTCTTCACGTTGTTGCATAATATATTTTTCACTTTAGATTTCTGTAAATTTGCTCAGCAGGTTTTCAGGCGTGCTTACTTCATAAGGGTCTTGATTATGATTATCATCAATATCATCTTCTGCATACATTCCAGTAATGTTTCCATTATCTACAATCATTGCATATCTCCATGAGCGGACACCAAAACCAACGTTGTCTTTTGCAACATCCATTCTCATACCGGTCGTGAAATCACCTGACCCATCAGGTAACATTTTTACTTTTTCTATTCCCAAGCTTTCAGCCCAGGCGTTCATAACAAAAGAATCATTTACAGCTAAGCAATAGATTTCATCTATGCCTACATGCTGGAATGATTCATAATGCTCTTCATATCCAGGTAACTGGAATGTTGAGCAAGTAGGTGTAAAGGCTCCTGGTAGAGCAAATACAATTACTTTTTTGCCTCCAAAGATATCATAAGATGTCTTAGAGACCCACTCACCAGCTTCACGGATTTTAAAATCAACGGCTGGTACCATTTCGATAGTCATACTATCCTCCTTTTACAAAATTACTACTGACTTCAGTAGCCACCCAATACGTCATTTTAGGACCTGCAGTATTCATAGATGTGAACTTTGCAATGCCTTGATTACTTATTTGTAACAAATAACTTAGGTTCATTAACTTAAGATTCTCTACTCTAAATATAAAAGTAAATTCATCTTCAGTTGTACCGACAGCTGATGCATAAACATCTGCAGTTGGATTCTTGCTATCAATTGCTGATAGATTTATCTCACCATTCGAGCCTACAACGGCTATCTCAGGCAGTCCCATTACGGCTGCAGCTTTCAATACTTGGCTTAATTCACTCCAAGGTATCTCAACATTAACTTCTGCTTCTGGGAATTGGATTTCTTTCTCAGGTGGGACAATAATCATTTGCGGATCAGCGAAGGTATAGTTAATCTTCTTACGATCTTTCTGTACTGTAACATTCTTCTCACCAAAGTTTAGATCAGGCTCATCAAATAAGGAGAGCACACCTAAGAATCTATTTAAGTCATAGACTGCTCCCTTTGATGGAAAGGTTTCATCAACCTCAGCTTTAGCCATTACAGTCTTTTGAGGACTAACAGTAGTAAGAACTGTTCCGGGTTTAAATTCAATTGAAGGATTAATCTGAGAGAAATTCTTCAAAACGTTTACTGTGTTTTCACTTAGTATCATAATATATTTACCTTTTTATTTCTTTTTCTTTTTTTGCTTAGAATGATCAGGCCCAGTAGCAACTGATTTCTTTTTCAGTTTACTTTCATCAGCGGTTGCACTAGCACCAATCGCTGCAAGGTCTGCTAATGAGCCGCCGAATACATAAGTACCAACATGCTGCAATTGCATCCAAGGACATAACCAGACTTGTAGCCCAATTTTCCTTGCCCATTGACAGAACATATAATCTTCTGACAAATATCTATTAGAGTATTCTGACTCACCATCACCGCTTCCGGTTTTATCAGTCACGAATTCAATAATCTGTTCTTTAGTAGGTTCAGGGTTAGCTTTATAAAACTGCTCCATCTCATTACCCATATTGTTATACTTGTCATCAATAAGAGCATCAAAGTACGCCATAATTTCTCTTGAGCCATCAAATTCAGCTGTACGAACATGATCTGGCTTATACATCAATTGAGGATAAGCATCTCTATATTTCTCTAGAGTCTCTCTTCTTATCATCATAAAGCCTGTACCACCTTCCATAACCTCTGCAGGCTCTTGAAGACTAATTTGGTTACCTGATTTAGGTACTGGATTAAATACATAATCACCAACAAACTTACTCAGTACTTCAGCATCTTCATCTGCTACACCTTGATCTACGGCTTGCTTAACCTTCTCCCATGAAATACATTTCTTAGGATATGGACCACATAAGATATCAAACGGATTGCCGTCATTAACACCTGGGTGACCATCTGACATAGCTAGTAAAGCTAATACATCATTAGCATCAAAGCCAATATCACTATCGATAAACATTAAATGACTGCAATCAGATCTCATGAACTCATCTGTACAATAGTTACGTGCTCGAGTCACAAGAGACTCATTAAAGAGATAGTAAAATTTTAGCTCAATGTTATGCGCTCTGAACAGCGCTGATAAATCATTAGTTGACTTGCAAAACATGCCTGCGCATTGTCCACCATACATCGGAGCTGCAATAAACAGTTTCTTCTTTTGTAAGTCACTTATTTCAACTTTTAATTCCATTACGCCTCAACCTTCTGCATTACCAGTTCACCAATATCTTGTCCAGGTTCAATGAATGCTTCTCCGCCATCTACTCTTAGTACACCTTCAATTAATCCTTTATAACCAGCGCCAAATAGTGCACTTGATACACTCAATCCAGCTGCTACTAATTTTGAACTTGGTACTAACCATGCAACGTGTCCTTTTGGTACTGTAAGATAGGCATCACTTGTAAAGGCATAAGTGCCTGGAAACATATGAGCTATTTCTCTGTTCTTTTCTGGGTCACCTGGATCAATCATCAACTGAATTTCATAAGTTTCTCTTTCGAGATTTGTTTCATCAGTTATGACAAAGGGATTGCCTTGATAGCCTCTAATTGAGGCCGCGTTTACTGGCACACTATATCCAGTTCCATCAGTATCTATTCCACTGACATATTGTTTAGGGTTCACTAACATTTCTTACTCCTGTGCTTGATATTTTTTATCATGGTCTTTGTTAAGGCCATAATCCCCATCATAGAGATGTAGACTTTCGGCTTTGAATAATAAGAATTGACCGATTCTTGTATTCACTTTCACTTTAAATGGTCCTGACGTTACGTGCAACGCACCTGCCATTACTCCATTATACCCTGAGTCATAAAGACCTGAGGTTATATATACACCGTTACGGTTTAAAGTTGATCTTGTAATAACAAAACCAGCTTCTCCCTCGCCTACAGTAATAATATTCGACATTAATACTTCGTATGTTCCTACATCAAGTTCGAAGTACCCATCCTTATTAGGTTGAATTTCAATAGAGCCTCTATGGACCTTCTGATCTTCATCTAATATGAACGGTAGATTTTTAATCATATAAACTTTGTCAAGACGTAAGTCAACCGCGTTAGGTTGAATGTCTTGTTTTTGTACGTTTGTTAATTGTGATAAGGATTTATCACTGGAGATATGTATCATAATTTATCCAAAATAGTATGGGTTATTTTTGGTTTTAAAGGTGCCTATTTCATCAAGGCTATTCTCTTCAAAATTCACTTTGTACATTGAATTCGGCTTTGTCTGAGACGACCCTTCGAATTTAGTACTACTTATATTTAGCTTACCATCAATAAACATTGGTGATATCTCATTACGAAAAAGGAATAATTCTCCTTCGCTATATCTTAGACAGCTAAATGTGCCGTCTATGGCATCTAGTTGATTACCATCTCTAATCCAATCATGGACGAGACTAGTGTCCCAACTCTTAGAAGAGCTCAAAGCGACTTGTAAGTCCTTTATGCACTCTTCTTTTATAATACCGTTATGCCATAGTAGGTCTCTACCTCCAGCTCGCATGCTGGGATGGATAGAGTCTATGGCAGAGGCTGCGGTAGTCGGCGCCTGGATGTGTGCGACGTAATACATCCCAGCACTGAGCTCGATATCTTGCAGGCTGAAGGACCCCAGACATTTTCGCCTCGTGTTCATCGTGCGTGTCTTCAAATCATATTCACTAATAGAATATGAATGTTGACCTCTATAAGAATTTATTTCAACTAACTCTTCTAGCGTTTGTCGATTAAAGCTTCCTATAATTGCACACATATATTTATACTATTTCCGCTTGTGACTGCGCTGCGCTGAACGCATTATTAAGATAAGGTATCGGGTCAGTGACACCTGCTTTTATAAAGTTCATCATCCTCTCAGAACAAGTTGGGCATTTACCACAACTGACTCCATCGACAGGATCATAACATGAAATAGTATTAATTAATAGGTGCTCAGATTCCATATCTAGTGCTAGAAGAATCTCATCCTTCTTAGATAGCTGACTAAACGGAGCCTCTATTTGAACCTTGAAGGTTCTATTTTGAGATGCTACAGCATTGAGACTGTCAACAAATTGCTGACTTGTATCCCAATAACCATACTCATCATGGACTTGAAGCCCAGTGAACACGTGACTAGCTCTTCTTACTTCTGCTAGACTCATAGTTAATGATAACATAATTAGGTTTCTAAATGGAACATATGTAGGTGGTTGAGGATCACCCAGCACGTCTTGGATGGTAGGCATCGCTACCTCCGTACCACTAATGTTAGCTGATATAGGAGAAGCGATATCTCCAAGTATGCTTAAGTTAAGTATCTTATGTTTAATTCCTAACTTATTACAAAGTTCAAAAGCTTTCTCAAGTTCTACTCTTTGCTTCTGACCATAGTCATAGCTTACAGCAGACACTCTCTCCGCACCGTACTTCTTTACCAGTAGCATTGTCATTACTGATGAGTCAAGCCCACCTGATAACACAGCTAATACGTTCTGACTTGTGTCAGGTAAATTATCTAATGCTTGATTAAGATTCATTGATTGACTTAATCCCTAATACATAATTTTCTGCAGCGTTTTCAGCATATACTTCTGCCTTACCAATATAGATTTCATCTTTTAAAAATGCTCCTGATGGCCCATAGAATCTACATCCATGTTCTCCATCATTAGTTTTAAAGACTTCAACTCTAGCTCTGCCTTCGGTATGTTCCTGCATGTATTGACTCAGGACGGTTATATCATTTCTCATTATTGCCTCGCGGTTTTTCTGTGCGGTACGTCTGTATCAACTAAATCCATAGTTATACCGTCTATTAGTTCTTGACTAGTAGCTCTGATAGGATTAATATCAATGCCACCTCTTCTTGTATATAGACAAGCTACTAATACTTCAGTATCATCGTCTAATATATCTACTAATCGTTTGTATATACACTCACATATTTCTTCATGAAAGTGATTCTCTTTTCTCATGCTTATAATATATCTCATAAGTGATTCAGGAGTTACACAATCCATACCTCTAATATGAATATATACATCGCCCCAATCGGGCTGGTTAGTAATTCTACAATTAGATCTTAGAGCGCTACTCGTGACTTGGAAAGGCATAAAGCCTAACTGAGGAGCATGTTCCAGAATATCTGGATCTTCTTCATAGTTACTAAACTTTATATCTTCAATATCGACAAGTGATTCTAGTCTAACAAAATGACCTCTGATTGGAGCTCCAGGTAGTTCATTCTCTTCATCGTAATGGAATGTAACGTCTACTTCTGTCTCTAAACAACTCTCAAGGTCGCCTTTAATTCTTTTTTCTAATGCTCTTATACCTGAGGTTAAAGTCTTACCTAATGTATCCATATTAAATGAATTCATATACAACTTAAGACTCTTCGACTCAACTATGCATTCACTGTCAGCTGGATAAGCTAATTTAATAACACCACTAACAGGGAAGCCATTATTTAATAAGAAAGATACTTCATAGCAATTCCATACATCGAAACCAACAAACGGAAGCCTGTTTTCATCTATCTCATATTCTGTTCTATTAAGTATTCTTGGAACTGGTACAAGCAGGTCAGTCTGGATCTTAGTAGGAGTCACATATGGTTTAACAATGCTCCCGTCACCAGCCTTACCTAAGTGTTTGCTAACAATTTTATCTAATTCTTTCATCTACCTACAACCTTCAGTACTTGAGAGACTCTTTCTCTAACTGACCCTGAAACTGTAATATGTTCTCTAGGCAGCTCGTTAATAAAGCCTTCAAAGATATCGTTAATGTCATCTCTAAATTGTGGATCAATTGACCTAACGCCATCATCAATGATAGGAAACTCTGGACGTATATAAAAGATATAATCATAACTGTTAATTAGTTTCTCATATATAGAATAAACCTTTTCCAAAGTTGCTTGAGTTACTTTATTATGCTGATGCATCCATGTAGTATATACTAGTCCATCTAATGCAGTACGATCAGTTAACATATCATCATACATGAATACGTTTGAGATATGCTTCTGCATAATTAATATTTGAGTTAAGTCAGATCCCTGTTCATTGATATCAAATCCCATTTCTCTAATCTCTCTCGTCACTTCATCACACACTGTATATCCATCAAACCTTGGCTCGGATCTAAGTGCGTTTAACAAAGTCGTCTTCCCGACTGATTGCGCTCCTGTAATTCCTATTTTCATATATTCCTTTGCTTAATTAACATAGACCATAAATTAACTGCTATGTTTCTCAGTTCTTCAATTAACGATTCTAATGTATCATGATTCTTTATTTGGTAATCCATGAAGAGTTGAATCTCTCCAGTATCTACTCCAGTATCTACTCGATGTATAATAACACCAGTTGAGTCTAAACCAAGCTCTAAAGCTTTCTCTTGAGGATGTTTGCCTTTTAGCTCAGGATATTTAATAATATCTCCGGGATGAACATTAAACATATTCTTAAGAATTGATTCTTCAGGAATGATTCTATTATATCCATGCAATGTAACAAGCGTGTCAGGTCTCTCTAATTTAATTCCATACAGCTCTTCATTAATATATTCTGCTG